TCGAGTACACCAAGGAATATCAGCGCCTCGCTGCAGTGCAGGGCCTCGTGCTGGACCCGAAGGACGGCACCGTCCTGTACAACTGGTTCGACGAGTTCCAGATCACGCAGGCCACTGAGATCGGCTTCAACCTCGCGGCAGGCACTGCCAACAGTCTGCGTCCGATCGTCAATGCGGTGAAACGCACGATGGCTCGCAAGGCGCAGGGTGCGTTCACGCAATCGACGACTGTCATGGCGCTTTGCGGCGATGCGTTCTACGACTTGCTCGTGAATCATCCGGATGTGATCCGCACGTTCCTGAACTGGGAAGGCGCGAAGGACATCCGCAGTGCTGCGTTTGGCGACGCTTTCAATTCGGTCGACTTCGATGGCATCACGTGGGTGAACTACCGCGGCTCGGACGACAACACCACCGTCAAGATCCCCGACGACAAGGTGAAGTTCTTCCCGGTGAACGCCCCGGGCATCTTCCAGGAAGTCATGGCGCCGGGCGAGTCGGCAGAGTTCATCAATCAGCCTGGCGCGCCGGTGTACGTTCTCCCGATCGTCGATCGCGACCGCCGCATGTGGTGGAAAATGGAAGCGTACGCATACCCGCTGTATTTGTGTACCCGTCCGGAAGTTCTGCTGAGCGGCCGCTCGGAGGCGTAATGCCTGTCAACTGGAATGCCGAGGTCATCGGGCCGTTGATGGGTGTGTTCGGCGAGTCGGTCACGTACCGGCCGTTCGCCGGCGGCTCACTGCAGATCACCGGTGTGTTCGACGATGCGTATCTCAAGGAAGTGATGTTCGAGGATGCATCGTCAGGCGTCACGACGGTGTCCGCGGTCCTCGGCGTCCAGTTGTCACAGTTTCCCTCTCTTCCCGTTCAGAACGATCAGCTGTACGTCGCGAGCGTCAATACGACGTTTCTCGTGCGCGAGGTTCGCGTCGACAGTCGCGGGGGCGCAAAGCTGATGCTCAGCAAGGTGAGTTCTCCATGACGACGTCAGCAGAGATTCGCGCGTTGTTCGTGACGGCCCTCACCGGCGCGACGGACGCGGGCACAGCGGTGTATTCGCCGTTCGACTGGCCGACCGCGCCGGATTCGTATCCGCTGATTCTGGTGCACGCGCGACGCGAGCGGAAAGAATCGCTTGGCCCAAATGCCCCGGAATTCAACGTCTACGCCACGCTGGAAATCATTGGCCGCACCAAATCACCGGCGCTTGTCGGTGACGCAGGGTCGGCAGCCGCGTTGCTCGCGGCTGAGCAATTGAAGGCGCAGATCGAAGCCGTATTGATCAATAACCCAGCAATCTGGGCAGATCCGTCCGGAGGTCAGCGCATCGAGCAATTCGCATCGGTGGAATCGGAGCTTTCGACCAGTTCCGAGGGCGATATGCCGATGGCTGAGTTGCTAATGCAGATCGAAGTGAAGTTCTACCAGGGGCCGGAGGATTTCTTCCCGATCCCGACCACGCCGTTGAGCGAAATCACGCTCGCGGTCAAGGAGCCCGACGGCACGACCCAGCCTGGCTTCGACATCGAATTTCCCCAATAGGAGCGCCTCATGCGCGTCAAACCTGCACCGGGCCTGTCTGTACGGGACCCGGTGACGAAGCAATTGCTTCCGGCCGAAGGCATCGACGTGCCAGACGGCGATATTTTCTGGACTCGCTGCCTCAACGACAAGGATGTCGTTCTGGGCGGCGCTGACGACGCCGCGCGTGAAGCGCCGGCCAACGCCGCAGGGAGCAAGAAGCAATGACCATTCCGTTCAAGCAGATTCCCCAGAATATCCGGGTGCCGCACTTCTATGCGGAACTCGACAGCTCGCACGCGAACACGGCGCAGGCCAACCAGCGCGCGCTGATCATCGGCCAGATCACGTCGACCGGCATCGCGACGCCCAATGTCCCGGTTATCTCGTCGGGTGTGAGCGATGCGGCGGTGCAGGGCGGCACAAGTTCGATGCTTGCGTTGATGACGGCGGCATACAAAGCGAACGACACATTCGGTGAGGTCTGGTACCTGCCGCTTTCCGATGCGGCAGGTGCGGTGGCCGCGACAGGATCAATCTCGTTCACGGCGGCACCGACAGCCAACGGCACGATTTCTCTGTATATCGCTGGCCAACTGGTCACTGTGCCGGTAACGTCGGCCATGACGACGGCACAGATCGCGACTGCGGTGGCGGCGGCCATCAACCTGATTGCAGCCATGCCGGTCACCGCGACAGCGGCGACGAGCACGGTGACGCTCACGGCAGATAACAAGGGTCTCGCCGGGAACGACATCGACATCCGGGTCAACTATCAGGGCACCGCGGGCGGGGAATTCACGCCGACCGGCCTGACGTACACCATCACAGCGATGGCGAGCGGTGCGACGAATCCGACGCTGACGACCGGGTTGGGCAACCTGCTCGACATGCCGTTCGACTTCATCGTGTGTCCGTATACCGACACGACGTCTCTGGATGCGCTGAAGGCCTTCCTCAACGATACGACTGGTCGGTGGAGCTGGCAGCAGCAGGTTTACGGCCACGTATTTGTCGCGAATCGCGGTACGTTCGCGGCACAGACGACGCTGGGTCTTGCACGGAACAACCAGCATGAAACCATTATGGGTTTCAACGATTCGCCTACGCCTAACTGGCAGTGGGCGGCAGGCCTGGCCGGCGCCGCGGCAGTCTCCCTGCGCGCGGATCCGGCGACGCCGCTGCAAACGGTCGTGATTCAGGGCGTGCTAGCACCCCCGCTGCAATCGCGCTTCAACCTGTCGCAGCGCAATACGCTCCTATTCGACGGCATTTCGACGTTCACCGTTGCGCAGGACGGCACGGTGGCAATCGAAAACCTGATCACGACCTACCAGACGAACAGCTTCGGCCAGCCCGACAACTCGTATCTGGAAGTCGAGACGCTGTTCACGCTTGCGTTCCTGCTGCGCGATTATGCGTCGATGGTGACGACGAAGTATGCGCGTGTGAAGCTGGCGGCGGACGGCACGCGTTTCGCGCCCGGATCGAACATCGTGACGCCGAGCATCATCAAGGCAGACATCATCGCGAAATTCCAGGAGCAGGAATTTAACGGCTACGTGCAGAACAGCCAGGCGTTCGCACAGGCTTTGATCGTGCAACAGAACGCCAGCAATCCGAACCGCATTGACGTTCTGTGGCCGGGCGCGCTGATCGACCAGTTGCGCATCTTCGCGCTGCTGGCGCAGTTCCGACTGTCGTAAGTCACACCCGTAAAACTGGGAGCCGCCCTCGGGCGGTTTTCTCATTTCTGGAGAGCCCACGATGGCAAACCCAAACCGCCTTGCCGGCACCGCGACTCTTACGGTGGACGGGGTGAATTACCTGCTGGTTGGCGACTTTGAATACAACCCGTCGACTGTCACGCGCGAGTCGCTGGTCGGCATGGACGACGTTCACGGATTCAGTGAAAAGAAGCGCGTTGGATCGATCTCGGGGACGCTTCGCGACACCGGTGGCCTCACCGTTGCTGACCTGAACGGGATGGACAACTCGACTGTCGTCGCGCAGCTCGCGAACGGCAAGACGATCATCGGCCGCAACATGTGGACCGTCGAAGACCAGACCGTGAAATCGACCGATGCAACGGTCGAAGTCAAGTGGGAAGGTCCGGCTGTCACGGAGACAACGAGCTAAACCATGAGCCAGCCTGAAGAAAAAGTAATCCAGCTACGCAAGCCGGTCAAGCTGGGCTCGGGCGAAACCGAGGTGGTGTATTCATCGCTCAGCCTGCGCGAGCCGTTGAGAAACTCTCGCAACGTGATTTCACGGAGGCGAATGAGTATCTCGGGGGTTTTACCGACGATGGCCCGACGGCTGCGGCGACGTAATCGCGGACGTCACCCACTTTTTTACGTGGGGGCCGGAGGACGCGGAGAAATTGAGTCTCTCGCGGCTGGCCTGGTGGCTAAAGCAGGCTGAGCGCATCAAAAAGCAAATGGAGTCGTGATGGCAGCAAGTGCGCCGTTCGTTGTAACGATCACCGCGGTCGATAAGGCCACGGCCTCGGTCCAGAAGATCAAGGCGTCGCTTGCCAGCGTCACGAAACCGGCATCGGACCTGAAGGCGTCTTTCTCTAGCCTTGGTAAGGAGGTCGGCCTCGATCGCGTCGCCAAGTCGATGAAGTCGGTTGGTGTGGCTGCTGCCGACTCCGCGCGCCAGGTAGCGTCGCTGATTACGCCGCTGACGGCGATTGCCGGTCTCGGCTCGATCGCCGGCATCGCGCTGTTGGCGAACGAGTGGGGAAAGATGGGCGCTGAGGTGCAGCGCACGTCTGCCGTGCTCGGCGTCTCGACGCAGGATCTGCAGGCGTACCGTAGCGCGGCGAAGCTGGCTGGCCTATCAGCGGACGACATGACGGGCAGCCTGAAGTCACTCGGCCGCACGATCGAAGACGCAACCTACGGGCGCAATCAGGATGCGCTCGTCATGATGCACAAGTTCGGCATCTCGCTCCACCGCACGAAGGACGGTGCCGTGGATGCGACGCGTGCGCTTAAAGAGGTCGCGAACGCTATCGTCGCGCAGAAAGGCAACGTGCAGGCGCAAGGCCTGATTGCCGGTGCTTTTGGCGTCGAATCCCTGCTGCCGCTGCTGCAAAAAGGCAGCAAGGGTGTCGATGAGTTTGTGCGGCGCGCGCGGTCCATGGGGCTCGTGTTCGACGACAAGCAACTCGCGCGCGGGCAGCAGTTCAACGAGAACATGCTGAAGCTCGAGGCGTCGGCAACGCGGCTGAAGTATTCGTTTGGTGATGCACTGGCGCCGGCAGTCGAGAAGGTGCTCGACGTAGTCGGGCGTCTGGTCGACAAATATGGCGATGTGGTCGCGACGAAGGTCTCGGAATATGTCGAGAAATTCGCGAAGTGGGTCGATGGCGTCGATTGGGAAAAGACGACTGGAAATATCGGCAGCTTCGTCGATGCACTGGGCGGACTCAACGGAATCGCCATTGCAATTGCGGCGATCACGTTCGCTAGTCCGATTGCGGGGATTCTCAGAATGTCCGCCCTGTTGCTGCCCCTGCTTCCCGCGCTTGCCCCGCTTGCTGCACTCGCGGGCGCGGGCGCAGCAACGATCGGCAAGATCAAGGATTCGACTGAGCCCGGCCATTTCGTTGGAAGGAATTCCGGTGCCCCGATCGCGCGCCCGCTCCGACAGAGTGACACCAATGGCGCGCTTTGGGATGGCTTCAAAAAGGGTGTTTCAGATTTTTTCTCGATAGATAAGGGAAAGTTTGTTTCTCGCGGCTCGGGCTCTCGTGCACCCGTCGAGAATGATCCCCAGACTGCCGGCATCGTAGCGCGGCTTCAGCAAATGGGCTGGAGCCAAGAGCAGGCGTCCGGTCTCGCTGCGAATTTTTGGCAAGAAAGTCAGTTCCGACCAACCGCTGTCGGCGATAACGGCCGCGCGTACGGGATCGGTCAGTGGCACGAGGACCGTCAGGCTGCTTTCAAAAAGAAGTTTGGCGTCGACATCCGAAATTCGACACTGGATCAGCAGCTTCAGTTTGCTGATTACGAGCTGCGTCGAGGCAATGAGCAAAACGCGGGTGCGGCGCTATCCAAGGCCAGAACAGCATCCGAGGCGGGCAGCGTCGTATCCCGTCTGTACGAGAGGCCTGCGAATGCAGATGCTGAGGCTGCAAATCGCGGCCAGGCAGCCGCTGCGATCGACCAGAAGCTTCATCTCGACGTGCATCTGCATAACGCTCCGGCGGGGACCAAGGCGACGGCGAGCGTGCGCGGGAATGGCGCAGCAACCGCGCGAGTTGGCACATCTAACGTAACGGGCCCATCTGTATGAGCGTCGCAGGCATAACGAACGCCGTAGGGAGCATCGGTGGTGTTGCGTCGGCCGCTCAGTCGCTGGCGAATCTGTTCAATGGCGGGGGCGGATATTGGAGCAAGCTTCGGAAGGCTAGCTTTAACGGCATCCCATTCGCAGTGCTCGCGGAAAGCGCGACGTTCGGAAGACGTAATGCGATCCATGAGTATCCGAATAAGGAAACGATGCCGTGGATCGAAGACCTCGGTCTGCAGACGAACGTTTTCCGCCTTCAGGCCTTTCTCGTTGAAAACAGTCTCGTCTATGGCGGCGGCGATGTGCTGGCGCAGCGTGATCGCCTTATAAAGACCATTCAGGGCGGCGTAGCCGGCAGCACGAAGGCCCCGGGCTTGGGGAGTCTTATCCACCCGACGTATGGGGCGATGAAGGTCAATTGCCTCCAGGCTGAAATCGGAGCGTCGTGGGATCGGGGCCGAGTCGTCGAGCTACGCCTTGTCTTCGCGCGCGGCGGCGATCGCCTCTATCCGCAAGCGAAGAAGCCATCTTCGAACAACGT